TTGATCTTTTTATCACGACCTGGCCAAAGAATGTATTCCTTTTCAGGATTCTTTTCCAGGTTATTAAGAAGAGGGATGATAGCAGCATACAGCTTTGCCAGTCTATCTTCCAATTCTACAGCATTTGTTGTGGTTTCGTCAACAGCGGCTTTGAGTTCGTTCTCATACTTCTTGAGCTCTTCCTCACTAACAGCAGAAAAACCAAAGTCGTCATCTTCGTTCAAATTCATTTTAGTCTCCGAAAAAGTCGTCTAACGTGGAACTAGCCTTCTCAGTAGTCCAACCCATTACGTTAACGATTGTTCTAATTGGTTCGACGAATGCTTTGTCGAACTGTGTTTCGTAATCGATATACTTCTCTAGTCCAAACTGCTTGGGTAAAGGTCCTGTCGTAGCAAACACATTCTCATGGACAGGATTAGGCATTGTAAGGTAAGCGAACTTGATCTTCTCACCTTCGTAGATTGGACTGACAGTACTATCTAGCTTCTTCGTCTTCACCAAATGATTGTGCACAAGAGCTGCCCTTACATGGATTGGAACACCAGCTCTGGATGCTTTCCTATAACCGTTCCTTGAATCGTAGTACTTGCTGAGACCACGAACACTACGGGGGAAAGCTACATCTTCAAAAGGCTTCTTATAGAATTCTACTTTGCTTCTTTCGATGTAGGAAATCAATTCGTCTTGTGTACCATTCATAATAACACCAAGAGCTTTCTTAATGTAATCACGGCATGCAGAAGGTGTGGAGCTTCTTACAGCTTCAATCCCTTGCATTTTTAGTTTAGGCTCTTTGTAAGAAACACCCTCATTGTTATACACGTTAAGAATGTAATGCTTCTTACCAGTCCAAATACCTTTGTTAGCAATTGCTTCACGCTTCATTTTCATCTTCTGCTGATAAGAATTAGTGTACAAAGCAAGCTCTTCATAACACTTATCAATAAAAGGTTCAAACTTTTCCTCACAAGCCTTGTCGAGGAAGTTAACTATCTTTTGATGATCGGTTTGATCTTTGAATACCATGTCAACTAACTTGCCAAACTTAATGTACATCGAGTCTGTATCACAAGCAATCACATAGTCCTCACCTACCGTCTTGAATAGCTTGTTGAGGTGCTCATTCATCTTCTTTTCCATCCAACGGATAGAAAGCTGGCCAGCCTTTGTGATTGATTCAGCGAGACGAGGATCATACCAACGGAAGTACACGTTAGATAAAGCACCATAAGCACTGTTCAATTGAATCTTCTTTGCAAGCTGCATATTGTGGCAACGTGCAACCTCGTTAGCAAGTGCTTCAGTAGGAGTCTTCTCGTACTTCTTCTTAGCTTCAATCATTCGCTTCTTCCAAACTGAACGATCGTTATACATCGTCTCCATCAGCTTTGGTAAAAATCCTTGGTAGTCACGATCGAACATGCAACCAGTGGGAGTAATTGTTACATTCTGCTCAGTCAATTGGTTACGGATAGACAAATCATCAAGTGCACGATCATCGATTAACATTCCAATGGAATCGGTGACTTGATAGTCAACAAGAGTACCCTCATCATTGAACCGTTCACTATTTGCAAACCGAGAGTACTGACCATTCAATGTTTCAGGACTGATGTTGTACTGCATAATTAAGTGGGGATACAAGCTGTTCAAGTCAAATGAAACAACCCAGTCATGCTTGCCAACCTGAGGATCCTTTACATAAGCACCCTCGATCTGCCTTTGCTTCTGCGTTAGCGCAGGATTTTCAATAACAATGTTTTTATCGTACAAGTAATTGTGGATGATTGTATCCCACATTCTCACAGTAGTTAAAGTATCAATGTAATTCACCTTGCCATCATATGCAATGGCAAAAACCTGTTCCAAAAGCTTCAATTTTTGATCTAGCCTATAAACTAAATCAACATCTCGAATGTTATAGTTAATATAGTTACGGAAATCACCTTTGTAAAAATCATCCAACGTCTCGTAGCCGAGCTCATTGTAATCAAGTTTACGCTCACCCAGTTCTACAAACGCTATGTGATCCAGCTTAAAACTTTCTTGTTGTGAGAATGAAAACTTCTTGTACAAAGACAAATAATCAAGAACATTAATTCCAACAGGTTGCTCAAGAACTACTTCATCACCCATAACATCAAATTTACGAGTTGTCATTATGCCCCAGGGTGATAGCTTTTTAACGCTATAGTCACCCAGGACACGACGAATTCGATTGACAATGTATGGAATGTCAAAGAACTCAACGTTCCACCCAGTAATAATGTCTGGATTAAATTGTTTAGAACACCACGTTTGAATGAACATCTCTAGTAGATTAGCTTCACTCTCGCAGTGAAAGTACTTTACATTTGGTGATTCAGGCTCGTATGGGAATAAACCAAATACAACAGAGACGTCATTCTTGCGTAATGTAATGGCAGTGATTGCTTTGTCGGCTGTCTGTATGTTTGGAAAACCACCAGATGACTCTGTCTCGATGTCAAGTGTTACAATTGAAATCTTTGATACATCGTACTGAATCTCGCCTTTGTACTTGTCGTTGATAAACGTGTAGCCAAAGTTAGTAAGACCATAAATTGGAAAGTTGTCAACATCCTTGTATCGAGCAACATAGTCACGAGCTTCACGCATTGACTCAAAATCAATACGTTTAACAGGTTGACCTTTTAGAGTCTTAAATTGTGTGTTGTTGTCATGTGAAGGAACAAATAGGTATGGCTTATAAGGAATAGAAAGCTGGACCCTCTCTCCATCTTCAATTCCCCTAAGCAATACCTCGTTGCCGCGAATGTGAATATTCGTATAAAAATTCATGTAGCCCTTTAGATGAAGGGTTATTATACATTAAAACAATAAAGCAATCCACTATTGTTTTGATTCAGGCTTAGTGTTAAAATGACTAAGGTTATAATATACAATTGGTGGATTGAACAACAAGTGAATATCTTTTTTCATACCCTCTAGATTATCAGGATGTATTGATAATTTCAACCAGTCATGTAGTGTATCAGATCCAACCCGTTCAAAAGGAATAAATTGTTCATCATTTAATTCATTAACATTTAAAGAATGTACTGCAAATCTTTGGTGTATGGTAAAAGGTTTGTTAGATATTTTTTTTTGTATTTCTTTTCCCGAAAGGACATCTATTGAGGTTTCATATTGTTTTTCCCAACCTACGAAGTAATATTTTAGCTCAGAAATTACTCCCTTAAAATCACCAACATCTTTAACGCCTACGGTTTCTATTCTAAAACTAAATTCGTAAAAATCGTCATAATTCATAGTGATCATCTAGCAATCGAAGATGTAATCTGAATACCTGATCCAAAAATTCGATTGTAGTTGTTAATCAAATCAACTGAAGGTGTAAATGAAGTAACAATTTTATCTTTTTGAATAATAAATTTACTTTCTTCGCTATAAGGAATCCAAGGAAGCAATCCAATACTCATAGAATTGGAAGCACCTCCTTGGCTAGGCATCATAGCAACCTGTGCTGGATCCTCAATTGAAATAGCGTGAGCGTCATTATCATCCAAACCGGTAATCGAACCAATCAAATCCGTCCCGTTAACCAACTGGACACCCATAATATAAGCCATAATATATTTCCTTAAATCAATACCATCTCATCAAACTAGGATGGCTTTTTAAATGACGAGCCCTAGCTTCGCCAATTTCGATTAACAAGTCAACAAACTTTTTAAATATTTTCATATTAGACCTCTACGCATTAAAGTTGCCATTCTGCTTTCAAGATCTTTATGATCTACAGCATCGTTTAAATACATTTCTATTTCTGATTGGTATGATGGAGTGAATACCTTTTCTACCCAACTCCAAAAATCTGATAATTTGTGCATGTTTCTACCCATATGTCTTTTGAACAAAATAATAGCCAGCACCTTGTGGATGCTGGCTGCTTGGTTTACAGGTTACGTTCGTCTTCTTCGAGAAGAAGTTCACCCATAGGTTTAGTGGCTTTTTGCTTTTTAGCTCCAGCCTCCTTTACTTCGATTTTCT